CGGCGAGTATTCGGACTTGGGGTGTGTTTCACTGAACCCCGACCATTACGGGATTTGTATTGCGAGTGAGATGAAATCGATACATGTATTATGCGATACCATCGCACAGTTTCCCGCGGGGTGTTATATGGAGTATTCCGGTGCGGATAGTGAGGATGGCACTGCGGTATTCAAGTCGTATTATGAGAATGCGAGTATTTATTATGATTCGGACAAAATGGTGTTGAAACGCACCAACGATGAAAGTATGTTGGAGTGTCAGGTAAAGAACATTCGTGTGCGTTATTCGTATCCGGTGACGTCGATGCCCGAGGGCGGCGGCGCAGAGGTCGCAGACGTCGCAGACGTCGCAGAGGCCGATGTATGCCGCAATATCCGCGAGTTATTCACCGCCGCTGTCAAGAAACGCCTCATGAGCGAGCGACCCGTTGGATGTTTACTGTCAGGTGGACTGGATAGTTCGCTGGTTACGGCGATTGTTGCGCGAGAATTGAAGAAGACCGCGCCGGATACTGTACTGAATACATATAGCATCGGGCTTACCGGGTCGGTGGACTTGATTTGGGCGCGTCGGGTCGCCGAATATCTCGGGACGTGTCATCACGAGGTCGCGCTTACCGAGCGTGATTTCCTAGACGCGATTCATGAAACCATTTATCAGACCGAGAGTTATTGTACTACGACCATCCGCGCTTCGGTAGGGAATTACCTTATCAGTAAATATATCCAACAACAGAGCGATGATGTCGTTATTTACTGCGGGGATATGTCCGATGAGATTTTCGGGTCATACCGCGGGTTCTTGAAGGCGCCGTCCGATGCGGATTTCAAGGCGGAAAATGAGCGCATGATTCGCGATGTCCGGTTTTTTGACCTCCTTCGGTCGGATAAGAGCATCAGTGGTGCGGGGTTGGAGGCACGGGTGCCGTTTGCGGATAAGGCATTTTTGTCATACGTGATGTCGATTCCGCCGCGGTTCAAGCGGTTTTATGACGGCGGGGCGGGTCCGGGCACCACGGGCACCACGGGCACCACGGGCGCGCGTATGGAGAAATACATCCTTCGTAAGGCATTTGAGAGTGAAGGCTTGCTGCCTGATGATGTCTTGTGGCGCAGAAAGGAGGCATTTAGCGACGGAGTGAGTAGCCAGGATGGACGCACGTGGATCCAAATGATCAAAGAACACGCCAACCGTATTATCCCCGATTCGGATTTTAATAACCCCCGACACTTATTGTATTCACTTTATAACCCCCCTTACGATAAGGAGAGTTTCTATTATCGTCGGATATTCGAGTCGGCATACGACGGACGCGGTGAAACCATCCCGTATTACTGGCGCCACCCTTTTTGCGATGGAGTGCTTGACCCGAGCGCGAGGCTGCTTGATTTTTATATTACGGATCGGGTGACAGATCTGGGTGCGAGAGCAGCAACGGACCGGGTATCCGAACAGGGTGCGACAGCAGCAGCCCTTGACGGATAAATGAATATAATACCAATATATATAGTATCGTTTGAATTTAATGAATCAAATAAAACTCGCCGCGGAAAATATCGCACTAATGATTATAAATGCTGTTCGCAGTCTGATTACACCGTTTTTTCAGAAATACACGAATTATTATAAATATATCGATTTTATTTTTTACGGGACATACGCGATTATTCTATTCGGCTTTTATAACGCATTACCCCAGTATATACCTGAGCTTCGAAACACGATATTATATATCGCAGTCTTTATTTTATTCATTCGTTTCAATACGGTCTCATGGACGAATCCGAAATTTGCTGTCCTTGGTGGAAACAAGTTTAGCGAATTTGACCGGAAACTCATTATATCCACGTGTGTTTTCATATTATTTACACATATCGTTTCTGAAGCGGTGGCGAAATACACGAAAGAACAGATCAACCGAAATATAACACAGCCTATAAGCACAAGTGTAGTCCATCCGATTTATAATTATATTGATACATCTGGCGCGGTAGATAAACTACCCGCAGTAAAGACGTTTTTACGTGAACAGCAGAAGCCGCAGGCGGCGCAGGAAGAGTCGCACGCGTAACACGAAAATCCAACAAAAAATTGAAATGTTTTTGTTGAATATATAGTAACATATGTGAATCGAAATAACAATGGCACAAGAACAAGAACAAGGAATACCGAGACCCGCCGCCGCGCCGGAGGCGATGAGAGTCGATACCGACATTCAAAATCAATTGGACATCGTGATGGCGATTATCGATGAAAACCAGGACAAAATAACAGACGGTGAGTATTTACGCGCGATGAACGCACTGGGTTCATTACACAAACACAAGCGGACCGCATTTGGCGCACGGCGCGGCGGCGGCGGCGGAGTAGAGGGTTGGCTCACTCTGGACGATATTGTCAACGACGACCAATTATACGACGAAGTGATGGAACTGGCGGATGACATCGTCGTTGAATTGTGCGGCGAGAATTCAAGCATCTACGATGCCGACGACCACAATATGGTATCTCGCGGCGAGGAAGACGATGTATTTGACCTCATTGTCAACTACAATCCGCAAGAAGGAAATGCCGGATATGACGCATCACCGGTTATACTTCATTGTGCGCTCCGGATGATTACAACGCGTATATTCAAGGATACATATAACGAACTCGAGACGGTTCGTCCTGTGAGTTGCCAGTGCGGATGGCGTGGAGCACAGGGCAATTGGGACCGACATGTCCGGAATGCGCGTCATCAGCGTTGGGTTGCCGCTCGTGAAGAAAACCGCCGGGCTGCTGTAAGAGCTGCTTCTGCGTCATTGGCGGCTGCGGCTGCGGCGGACGCATTAGCATTGGAGAATGACGAGGACTATCAGGTGAGTCGAATGTATCGGGCATTTATGGACACGACGGACACAACGGCGGTGGCCGCATCGGGCACGGATTCGGATGATGTCGTCTATATCGACGAGGAACACTGGACGCCCGAATCACATAGGAGAAGGGAAGAACTTATCGCGGCTGCGGTGGCCGCCGGAAAAAGGATTGTCTACATACATCACACCACCACCAGCCAATGGCGCCTTATACAGTAAAATACACTCGATTATTTGTTCTTGATTGTCTTGTTTCGCATATTCTTCACCGCGGATGCTTTATCCACATAAAATATATTGCTGCTGCTGCTGCTGCGTTGCCGCGTACTGTTTTTTTTCATGGTTCTACTTCCTCGTTTGCGTATATTCGCACTCGCATGTGGATGCGCAGTCGGAGGCCCGTCCTTGAAAAACTGCTGAAGGTGGTGTAATATATACTTGCTAATGATTTCGTCGATTTCGCGCGGATTCATTTTGTTATGATGTTTTCGCGCTTCATATTGCGCCTGGTTGGCGCGCTTTACCATTAAATTCTGTAACTCGATGGTTATCACTTGCTTCTTTACTTGCGGCGTCATCATCGGTGAGATTGACCCCGTTACCGGTTTCAACGGTTCAAATACGTTTTTGTATAATTTACTGCCTAGAAAACGGAGGACGTAATGCTCCACTGGAATATACGAATGATACCCCTGTAATTTAATATAGTACACCTTTTCATCCACCATTCGCTCGTGTAATACATCATCTAGAAAACAGATTTCAATATCAGGTGGAAGACGCGAACATCGCAGAAATTCGCTGACCGTTTTCTCGCCGGTGGTTCGGTCCGGGTATCGCTGCGACGTGTCGCCGCCGCCGCCGCTGCCACTGGCACTCCGAGATTTAAACCCGCCGATAATATGGTCGAATAATGGCGGGAGAATCGCCAATTCTGTGGACGCCGCCGCCGCCGCGGCCGCCGCGGCTTTATTGCGCAGTTTCATTTCAAGATAATCACGGATATGCTGAACCCACTTATCCGGCCCCTGATTATTTGTATATATCATCACTTTACTACATACACCAATATCCTTCTTTTTACGAATATAATCCAGTATTCGTATAATATTCGGGCGGAATATCTCGGGGAAGATTTCAACTAAATCGTTGAAGTGTTTATACGATATATCCGCTTTATAATATTCGTCAAGGACAGCGCAGAATATACCGAATTGGGCGAAATGCCCGAATGTTTCATCAACATCAAACACAACTACTTTGGGTTTACGCTGTGTAGACGTCATTATATATATATGAATATATGAATATATGAATATATGAATATATGAATATATGAATATATGAATATATGAATATATGAATATTCGTATGTCGCGTGGGTCGGTCGGGTCGCGCGTCAAACGTCATCCACATACTCTACCGCACGCAATATTAGGAGTTCCTCGCGACTTAATCGCTGAAATACAACATTTAGTTCAAATTTGATTTGAAACACGAAGCGTTTGACATTACGTATAGTGATTTGATGTAGCCCGTCATCTGGTCTCACCTTGACAGAAAACAATGTCCCGCCTAGTGTAAGATACGGCTTGGTTTCGAGTGACCGTAACGGTATCCACCGCAATAATTGGGTATGTTTCAACTCGCGCGGGTCTTCGATGACGCGGTACAATTGTAATCTCCTATCAAAATCCTCCATTTTATCGGTTGGTAAATTCAATGACGAGAGAATCTCTCGGCGACGCTGGGCTATCTTCTTCAATGTAAGATTGGCGATTGTGCTGTTTTCGCTCTTATTCATCGCGTTTAATATCGCGTTCACATCCAGGGGGAATGTTGGCTCATCTAAAACCGATTGGAGTAAATCATCGTCGGAGTTGACCGCATAATCCGTATCTTGGATACTTGGGTGCGTCGAAGGATAGTCGTCTTCTATACCCGAGTCAGAGTCGGTGCCAGTGTCAGTGTCAGTGCCGGTGCCGGTGCCGGTTTCATCATCAGAGATGTCGTTACTACCCTCCGATACCTCCAATCCATTTGTATATTGTCTATTTAGTAATTCATCCATATTCAAATCGTTGTACTCTTCTAATGTGCCTGTTCGGGAATGCGAACGCGACCGCGCATGCGACCTGGACCGAGACACCGACCGCGACCGAGACACCGATGGGCGCATATATTCCAAATCAACAACCACCATTTTTTTAGGAGCCGTCGCTGTCGTTGCCGCTGTCGCCGCTGTCGCCGCTGTCGCCTTGTAGTTCATTCCGTAGGCGTAAGCGTAATATACATAATACAAATACTTATTTATGTGAGTTTCCTACGCGCCTCGACCCCCCTTGTGACCATGAAACGCAGTTTTACCCCCATTCAGGCACATCCTTACTGAAAACGTGAGCATATATAGCATTATCTTATAGCTTTTTGAAAAGTCAGTAAGGCGGGAAAATGGCACGGTCCCGCCCAAAAATGGCGCCGGATGTGGTTTTGCGAAAACACCTTACGATGATCCCGCTGGTGTTTGAGATAAAAATGCGGGAAATCATAAAATATGCTCTCGTCAGGCTAAACGCGAAAAAACGCGTTTTAAAAGCGGGACGGCCAAACCAGGATTTGGACATTTATTGAAAAAAACAAAAAAACCCTTTTTCCCCAAGACCATATATAGCTTTTTTTTTTCTGGTGATGTTATTGAATATGGTCTAAATGTTGCCAAAATCTCTAAAGTGCATTTTGACAAATTACTACAAATTACTACATTACTACAGAAAAACCCCCTCGGATTACTACACATTTGAGACCATGATGTTCGATTATTGATAAGATTTTGGCAACATTTAGACCAACCGACGATGCGGATGTTGCCATTGTCTCTGGGAGAAATGAAAAGTCAGTGCGCCGACAACGAATAAATATTAGAGGTATATAATAGACTATAATAGACTATAATAGACTATAATATCAAGAATCTCTCGATATATCCAATTTAAACCGGTGAAAAATGCCGCGAAAGTATGTTGACTACTCCAAAACCTATATCTACCAACTTACTTGTAAAACACCCAATAATATTGCTGCCACAGTAGTATCATTCATCGATTCATACATATCATATACAACCAATATAATTCAGAGGAAATATAAGCACAAACGTGAGACATTGGATTCAACGCATCATCGGTCGAAATTATATGATTGTATTCGGAAGAATGGCGGATGGACGAATTGGAAGTGTGTGATTTTGGAGGAATGTTCTTGTAGTAATGAAATGGAGGTCAAGGAACGGGTGAGTTTCTATATTATGAAAATGAAACCAAATTTGAACGATGAAAAAATGGACGAAAAGTGTTTGGACTATGAATTCGGTATCTCAGGAATACTTGATTTTAAACCGAATATTTTCGCCGATAAACTAGACGCAACGAGTCCATCGACCGTTTTGAACGGGGAGGTTTCGCAATTCCAGGCCCAGGCGCCGGCCCAGGCGCCGGCCTGTAAAGAAGGAAAGTATATTTGCCTTTGTAAAAAAACCTATTCTCATCGTTCTAGTTATTATAAACATACATCTACTTGTCTCCAATTTCAACATAATCAAACCACGAATAAACCGGTTGTAGATTCATCATTGAATACACTTTCTGTATCTATTATTTCTACGATAACGACGACAACGACTACGAAGACAACCGCGACATTGACCGCGCCGGTGGTTGCGCCGGTGTCGACAGCCACCATTGCGAACGACAACGTCAACGACGACGACGACGACAACGACGATGATAATACCGAAATGGTTCGATACCGTTTCAAATCTAAAAAAAATGCGAATAAAATAGATAGTGTCTTCCAATAT